TTTGACCATTGGTCTATGAGGTCATTTAGCATATCAAAAGCGTCTGTGGCGGCATCCGAAGTGGGTGTCTCACCCGCCTCTAATGCGCCTATGTCTTTTAACGCTCTGCTAATAATGTCGTATGGAACAGTCATGGTTTATCCAAGATTTATTGTAAAAACTTGGGGAACCCATGGCAATTTAACCTTGTCTTTGGCAAGATTAGCAAGTTGTTCCTCTAGGCGTGATTCTATGATATTTACGCCTTCTCGCATAGAGTCAGCCTTGACCCAAGCGATTACATCTTCTTCTTTGACTTCTAGAAGTGGCTTGCCCATAACTGGGTTGCCAAAGCGCCAATAGCCTTCAGTCTCTACTGTTAGGTCTATGTCTCGCGCTAGAACGCTATATTTCACTTCTGTGATTAGACCCTCAGTAGCGTCTATTTCGTGTATTTTCCATTTGTAAGTAGTCATGGTTATCCTTTTGGGTAACGGCTTTTAACCGCTTGGCAGTCGGCTATGTATTTGTTAATCTGCTCTTGGTCACCTTTGGCTATGCCATCCAAATAATCAGTCATTGGAGGATATTCCGCTTGGCGTTTGGCTATGTAGGCATGAGCATCTATGTAGGCTTGAACTGCTGTTTCGTCATAGGTAACGGAATTGCCTTGAGTGTCAAAAGCATCGTCACCACGGATAGTAACGACAGAAGAATTGACTGCACGAATTGCGTCATGTTTGTTCATGCGGCTATCTCCATAAGAGTCATTGTTGATGGTTGTTGAGCATTCCAACAAGTAAGAAATGCATTTCCAGTATTCTTGTTAAATTGAACTTTATATGTAGTTGCAGATGTTGTTGCGGGTGAGTCTAAATATTCATTATGAAAATAACTTGCATGAGGTTGAGATGCCACTCTAATAGATGATTGCAAAACAGTTGTTCCACGAACAAGTTGAAGACCACATATATTAATGTCTTGACAGAGATAACCAACGTTATAAAAAACAAGAATTTTGCTAGTACTGCTAGATGGAGTAATTGAAGCAGAAATACCTGTATCAGCAAATGTATTTGAAGTTGTTGACCCTTCTGTGTTATATGTTGACTGAATTACTTGCAGAACTTTGCTAGCACTAGCCTGAGTAGTGCTGTTTGGAAATGTTAGGCCATTTGTGCCGTCTACGACAAAAGTCATGCTTGCTCCAAAGCCACCACACGGGCGGTTAGTGCGTTGATTGTTTCGGCTTGTGTGTCTATCAATGCTTTAGTTTCTTGCAATGCCGCTGTTAGTGTTGCTACTAGGAATGATGTATCAATTCCTTGATATACGGGGTTTCCATCAGCATCTACGGCATCTTTATCGCCATTAACTGCATGAGGAACTACTTCTGCTAATTCATGGGCAATAAATCCTTCACCATCTGAGCCATCTGCTTTCCATTTATATATAACAGGCTTTAGTTGTGCAACCTTGGCTAATGCACCAATCATTGGTGCAATATTTTCTTTTAGTCGATAGTCAGAAGATGTGTTGTATGCAGTTGCCCCAGTAGATACGGAGATTGTTCCTACTGTTGTGCCTGCCCTACGAAACTGCATAATAGTGCCATCGTTAGTCCTATTGAAATATGCGGCTGGGTTTGAGCCAGCATTAGCCTCTATTTCACCAGTGCTATATACACCAAACCCTTGATTGCTAACTCCCGTTGAAGTTTTTCCCACCAGCAAGTTACCGCTAGAGTCGATACGCATACGCTCTGTATTGTTTGTGGCAAATAGCGTCGCTGTATTTTCATAGTTCCATAAATTTAATTGTTGACTAGAATCAATACCAACATTTGAACCATCACCAGTAGTTGTTCCTGATGTTGAATTTACAAACCAAATTCCAGCGCCACCAGTTGATGTATTTCTGATTCTTACTGCTGGATTGCTACCTGATGCAACATCTAAAACAGCAATTGGCGTACTCGTACCAATCCCCACATTACCGCTTGTATCTAGCGTCATAGCCGTTGAGTTTGCGCCTGTTTGTAAAGCCAAAACTCCCGAACTATCAGAACTTAACTTTATGCCAGCAGACCCGCTTACCGAGCCATTGTCAGCAGATACTGTTGCTACCATGTTAAATCCTTTGTTCTTCTAACTGTGCTTGATAAGCGGCTATGACTTCATCTGTCCATGCGGCATTACATATTGCCACTACATTGGCTGGTTGACCTGTTAAGTCTTGTGCTGGCGTCAGGCTTGTACGATGGTATGTTTGCGCTATCTGCTCACCATCTTTTAGGATGCGTGTTGCTTCCCGATACAGGACTATGCCGTTTTCGGTGACTGTGATGTTATCGATTACTTTAGTTTCTGTGAGTGCCATGATTTTTCCTTTAATTATTTCGTTAATAAACTTTTATGCGGCAAAATAAGTGCCGACTATATCTGCTGAACTTGTATTAGTTAAAACAACATTTGCAAATACTGAATTTAACATTTGTATTGAAGTTCCACCATTTCCAATAAATGTTCCACCAATACTATCCATTGTGTTTCCTGTAAAGTTACTAACATCAGCGGCAACAACTCTATTTCTACAACTGATTAAAGAAGAACAGGTAAATGGCAATCCATTTATGTTTATTGCACCACTAGCAGAATTTGCGTTACTTACTGTAACTCGCAACCTAAAATTAACTACATTACCAATTTTTGTGTATTGACCATTTGCAGTTGACAAAACAACAGGCCCACCACTAGCACCAGACATTGATGGAGTAAATGTCCCTTCCTCATAATCATCCAATGTATTTGCGTCAGTTGATGCTGATTGGGTTGCGGGGAAAGATATACCAGAACCACTTGTAGAAGGTGTAGCACCACCAACTCCAATAGTCGTAGGAAACTTTGACCTTTGTCCTGTATCAATAGTTAAAGCAGTAGTAGGCGTAGCACCAGTCTGAATAACCAATGCGCCTGTTGTGTCGGCTGTAACGCCAAAAGCAGTTGTGCTTGTTGTTGATGAACTAATTGTTGACATTTAGATTACCACCCATCTTTGTCCACTTGAGACAGTTACCGATTGGCCTGTAGCCACATTTATTGGTCCTACAGAAAAACCATTGTTTCCAGTAGCAATTGTGTAACTTGCTCCAACTGTTGTACTTGCAACCATTATTCCGTTACTAGCAACATGTACAGGTGCTGTTAACTCACCCGTACTTGGCTTATACAAATACTTGGTGTTACCTGTATAGATTGTTGTTGGCGTACCAGAGGTAGCCGCCGCAAACAATGGATATAGGTTAGTCGATGTGGTTGTGTCATTGCTAATGCTTGCACCAGCAGTTATCGTTGCCCAAGATGAGTTAGTTCCATCTGTGGTTAGGTATTTACCTGAGTTACTTGTCTGACTAGGGGCTAGAGCATTGAAACCCAATGTTGCCGTAGTCTGTCCTGTGCCACCATTAGCAATAGCCACAGTACCCGTTACATTGGATGCAGTTCCCGTAGTATTCTGATTCAGCGTAGGAATGTCAGCGGCAACAACTGCCCTGAATGTTGGTGCGCCAGCAGAACCATTGGGTGCGGCTAAAACAAAGTTAGCGGTCTTGGAAGCATAAGGGTTTAGAGTATCACCATAGGCAGTTGCTAAACTAATAGCAGGGGTAGCACCACCACTTGAGACTACTGGAGAAGTTCCTGTTACAGAAGTCACACCTGTATTAGAGATAGTGACAGCACCCGTAGCACCTGATACTGAAATGCCAGTTCCTGCAACCGCAGAAGTAACACCTGAGTTAGAAACTGTGATTGAACCAGCCCCGTTACTGACTCCAATGCCAGTTCCTGCTGTTAGATTAGCCTTCTCCCACAAAGAGGTAGTAGCGTTATATACGATTGTCTGACCATTGCTAGGAGACTGAGCAGACACATTGTGTAACTCGTCTAACTCATAGCCGTTTTGTACTTTGACAAACAACTTACCTTGAGTTGGGTGTGCGTGTTCAACAATTGCTACATATACAAGATGCTGTGGAGCATAAGGCTTGGTAGCAGTTAAAGCACCAGCAGTAGTAGGACTCAAATATAGTTGTTCACCATCCGTATATGCAGAGGTATCTATGTTTGTAATCAATCCAATGATGGTTACATAACCATTGGAGTTATTTGCTAAATCAGCAGTCATCAAACCTAATGTTTGGGCTGAGTTTGTATCGTTGTTTGCCTGTGCTTTGGTTACTGTTGGGTTTTGCCCTGTTGCGCCATTAATGTAGACAACAGTTCCCTTTGTCAGCGTTGCGCCAGTAGTGTTTCTAACTAAGCAAATCACATTGGTGGTAGATGCCGCCACAGCCACAGACAAGTCAGCCGTAGAACCAGTTGTTGTTACAGTAACGCTACCATCGGTTGAGGTAATCGTTTGCAATGTCTCAGACTGATCAATCTTTTGCCAAGTTGAGCCATTAAACAACAACCAATCGCCAACTTTCCAGTCGGTAATTCCGTTTAAGTTAGTGCTTCCTGCTGTTGCAACGATGTAGTAGTAACCATTTGTGCCTGTGCTACTCGCCAATGTAGGAGTATTGGTAGTTGCGTTCCATGTGCCTTGGTAACTAAGTCCACCAGCGACAGAAGCCCATGATGTAGACGTTCCATTGGTAGTCAAAAACTTACCTGAGTTCCCAGTTTGACTAGGAATAAGGTCATCTATCTGAGTTTGTAAGGAGGCTAGGGTATCAAGTACAAACTGAGAAGTACCGCCACCATTAGTAATAACTTTGATCGATTCTGCAAGATCAGGAGCAACAACCTCACCAACATTGAGTTCAATACCACTAGACAAGCCAATAATAAGGCTACCATCAAAATCGATACGAGCAGAGGTGACACTAATACCATCAACCCCATCCACGCCATCACGCCCATCTCGACCATCTGCGCCTTTAACGCCTTGAACGCCTTGGTTTCCGTTACGTCCGTCTCTGCCATTCTTTCCATCCTTTCCATCTTTGCCGTCTTTTCCATCTTTAATGGAAGCAACACGCTTTTCAATGGCATTTCCCACTTCGTCATAGCGAGAGCGGATGTCAGATTCAATCTTTTTAAGAGCATCAACAACAATGCCGACATTCTCACCAATACGTTGCTTTTGAATCTCTTTTGCTTGGGCGACAGAAGCCTTAATCCCATCCAAAACAGCGAGTTGCTGTTCAGGGTTCATATTTTTAAGGATTAACTCCTTGGCTAGGCTTTCAATATCCATTATTCACCCTTTGGTGGGGTTGCAGATAGTTGTTTTGTCAGTTGGTCAAGGAAGTCTTGCTCCATTCCTTGCACTTTATTCTGTTTATCAGCCATCTGTAACTCAACGATCTTGGATTTGTTCTTGATGTCTGCTTCTTTGAGCATCAACTCCGCAATCTTAACTCGTTTATCAAACTCTTTACTTGCTAAATCGTCCTGATTAGGCAGATTCTTAGTCAAAGATGCACTCATCTTGGCTTGAACTTCTTGTGGCATCAACTGAGCCTCAACTGTCAACTTGGTAGCCTCTGCACGATTCTGTTCTGCCTGAGTAGTCTGAACTGCAATCTGTGCTTGAGCCGCTTGCAATGCCAATTGTTGCTGAACTTGCGCCAATTGTTGTGCTTGCTCGTCAGGTTGGTTCATCTTGTCCAAGGCTTGCATCAATTCGTATCTGTTAGATAGGCTTGAATTAGACAAAATGCCCTTCAAGATGATTGGCAAGACGGGAGTGTTCGGGCCAAGCGTCTGCAACAAGCCAATAAACTGCTGTTGCTCGTACTCACGGGCAATAATGCCAAGAGTAGCCGTAGGAATGAAGTTCATATCCACAGAAGGATAACGCTCTGGGTCAAACTGCATGAACCTGAACGCCGCTTTCTTGATAAACGGGACTAGGAAATCCTCTTGGAAGTTAACCAATGTGCGCTTGTACTTCTTAATGATAGAAGCCACAGCCATCGACATACCGCCTTGACCACCATCTCTAGCCACATTGCTAATCATGCCTTGGGAATCCAATGTTCCCGTTGCTTGTAACAACATACGCTCAAAGTCTCTTGCCGTAGCCAAGTTATTGGGGTCAGTTTGACCAAACTTGAAGGGCATCAAAATCTCTGAAGGTGCGCCATTTGTGAGGATTGCCTTGCCAGGCTTTACTTCAAACTTCATCCCTCGTGGGAGGCGAGTCGCATCCATCGCAACCATTGGGCTAGTTGTCAGGGCAAGAGAATCTAGGTGGCTACGAGTCTGAGCATCAATAGCCTTTTGCATATTGAACGCTTTTTCTACTGTGCCACGACCCAATAAGCGGTTCGGAACTGTGTCATCCTGATAGGACAAGACAGGGCGATCCTTCATCATGTATGGGTTTTCTTCTGCTTTGAGCAGTTGACCATCATTAGCAATCACAACAATGGCTTCCACCATGTCTGTATAGTCATCTGCCGCAGAGTTCTCAGGGAACAACTCAACAATGTCTTCGTTTTCCTTGAGATTATTTAAGTATTCCCGTGGAACTAAGCCGTAGTAGGTTAGGAGAAGAACCTTCTCGTCCTGATATTGGCTAACCTCTTGGGTAGGCTCAAGGTCTGTGTCTTCACCAGAGGTGGTAATGTCTACTTTGCGGTAGATACCCTTCTCTATGCCTTGGACAATCTTGTGGATAGAGACATATTTCTCAATAGCCACACCCATACAGTCATCAATGGATGTGCCGTTAGGGTCAAACAAGAAGTTCTTGGGGTTGACGGGCATGATCTTCACGCCAATGCGGTCTTTTTCTAAAACTCCGATGGCGGCTTGTCCGACTTGGCCTGGTATCGCTTGCGTAGCGGGGATGTATTCCTTCTCCGTCTTGACAATAATCTCGCCAATGCCTGTGCCGTAGATTTCAGCCATCAACTCGATTTGGTCAATGGACTTGCGGATTTTGTCTTTCTTGAAGTCTTCCATCAGTTGAGCCTTGATTAACTCAACATCTATGGGGTTGCCGCCTACATCTTGTAGGTTGTCTTCAATATCAAAGAAGTCGCCTTGACCAAAGATTGCTTCCATGATCTCAGCATGGCGAGTTTCTACGGCTTGTTGGGTAGCGGGGGTAACAATACGGCTACGCTCAGACTCACGGGTTTTATCTTCAGAAGCCCATTGACCACGGAAGATGCGTTCGTACTCTAGCCAATCAGGAAGGAAGTTAACATCTCGGTAGTCACGCCACCGATTGCAGTGGTCTACAACAAATCCAACAAGTTCTTTGTCGGACTCAGTAGGCTCGTCAAACTCGTTTTGTTCCATACCGACTTCTTTATCTGTTGCCATGCTCTACCTCGTAATGATT